AACACGATTAAACTCTGTCACGTTTCTATTTTTATGTACTTTGTGATGATCCTTTAGAAGCCAATAAGCATAGTGCCAGTAACTAAATTTTCCTCTTGCGTCTTCAATAAATTGTTTATGTATCGGTTCAAATTCATCGCTATCTTTAAATCCATGCCGAAACTTGTTATGACTGTTGTGTGTACAAGTCCAAACGCCGTATTCCATTTCAGGCACTGCTTTGTACAGTGCTTGAATGTAATGTTCCTCTAAAACATTATCAACAACGCAGTAACGTTTTTCTGCAAAGTCTGCTTTTGCTTGTGCTACATTTTCTCGATTAAACATTAGTCCCAACGATAAAAAATATGATCATCTACTTTTGTAATCAGTGTAATTGTTTTATTCCAGTCTGGATTGACATAGTCTGCATGATAGTGCGTTGCACCCTCAACTAAGCCACTGTACTTATTAAACACCATTACGTTAAAGGCAATATCCTGAGCCATGCGCCATGCATGATTATTATCTTTGCTAGGAATATCATCCTTGCGTCCATCACAGTACCAACTAAACTGACACATATTACGCTTAGGATAAAAAATACGTTCTTCTTCAGGTAATTCTGGATCTTTTGCAGTTTTCCAACTTTCCCTGATAGGACCTTCAGTGATAACTTCACAAACACTGTTAGGAAAACGTGTATCAAGCACTCGATTGATTACAACACGAGCAACTGCAATTTGTCCTGCCTTACTCTGATTGTTACTTTCAAAGTATATATTTCGTGCCATGCAATTCAATTCGTCAGCATGAACTTCTGTACCGCCTTTGTACGTCAACTCATCTTCATGTGCAACTGCTTGTTGAATAAAACTTGGATCAATAATATAATCCTGCTGTTTTGCAACAATGCCCATTAGCATACTAAGGCAAACTGCAACTACTGCAACGCCAACATACTCAAAGAATCGAAACATACGCATCTCCAATAGTTGTTTAACTATTAACAGTATACATGTTTTATCCATTGTGTCAACTGTTTTGTTTAGCGACTTCTCTATCGTAATCTTCTTTTGCTACAATGCCTTCAGCCACTAATCTTTGTCTATTTGCCTCATGTGCAGCAACTGTGTCAGCCTTTGCTCCGCCCATGTAAGGCACTGCATGTCCTTCTTCAATAAGGATCTCTGTAAGCATTTTATCGCCTAAAACAAAGTCACCAAGTATACGTCCAAACTTGCCCTTCATGTCCTCACCATTTTTGTTAATCTGCGTCTTTAGGATTGCTGTTTCTCCCATAAGTTGCCCTACTCTTGCTTTTGCTGCTTCGCCAAACAAGTCTTCAACTTTATCACTAGTACGACTTTCAGGTGTATCAATACCCATTATTCTTACACGTTCATCTTTCAATACTATACCAAATCCTAGATCGATGTCTACATCCACTGTATCACCATCTATAATTTTCACTACTGTTGCTTTGTATTCATACATTGACTTCTCTCCTCAGTCGTGTATTTAACAAAAAAAAGCACCCGAAGGTGCTAGTTAAATGGGCATTTATATTTTGTTGGTTAGGAAGCACACATCCTCGTGTTACATCTCATATGTGGCTTATTGATCCTGGCCCTCTGTTTACTTAGCACTGTGACTAGGCATCTTTGTTTCTACAAACCAAACGTGCTTTTTAAGTCTAGGATGATATTTACGCATACGCAACTTTTTACCTTCACGGATCATGCTTATGCTTTTGCGGGCAAGAAAATGATATGTTGCATTATCACGTTTTTCACCCTCTGGAATCATGTGGGCTTTGCTGTCCTTATTTTTCTTGGCTGCCATTGATTTCTCCTAATGTTTTACGAAGTTCTTCTAATACTTCTGCTCTTGATTTTTTCTTAGGTGGTTCTGGTTTAGGCTCTAAAGTTGACCTCATGCTACCGATTAAACCAGTTGCTGTTCCAAATGCATCACCTTTTACAATACTGTGTACTAAACTAGTAGTTGTAATAATTGGACTGCATGCAACTAATAGCACAATTACAATTGCTATTAGTATTATTTGGATGGAGCCTTCTTTCCGCGCCAATCGCCCCACTGTTCATGCGCAGGAACACGGATAAAAGGCTTGTTTGTTTCGTTTGTATTGGGATTCGGTATTGTAAGCATTACATTTTTGCCACTTGCCCATGCTGCTCTTTTGTTTATTGCTTCTATAAAAGTAGTTTTGTATTCTAGTCTTTGTTGTTTGCTAAAAATGCTACGCTTTTGGCAGTTTGTGCCTCCGCTTGTTTGTGTTGCTCTCGATCTTTTCTTACCCATTTGACGCTCCTATTAAATCACGCTTCTCTTCTAGTTCTGGAATGTAATCCTGCAATCTGCTGTTTCGCAGTTTATCTAAGTTATCATTATATTCAAAAAACTTTTTTAACTTTTCTACATTTAGTGTACTTGATCTTGTATTATTTAATAAGTTTTGTACAAAATTTTGTAAGTTTTTATTGTTATAGTATATATCCATTTTAGTAATACTTGCAATCTTATTTAACATCTCGTCACTGTATTCAAATACAAAAGGATTTAGAATATCATTCTTATATCCGGCATATCCAATGCTTACACTATATTTGGGATAATTATCATTTAAGTATTTTAGTAATTCATAAAAACTAAAAATAGTATATATACTCAGTGTGATGTTGAAATTAACACTGTGTCTTTCAACAATAATTCTTTGTATATTTCTAGAAATATTTTCCCAACTACTTAACCATCTTTGATAATCATTTACATGCCCATAGCCATCAATACTAACTGTAAATACAATATTTTTAAATCTACTTAATTTTTCGAATAGTCGTTCACTTATTTTGTTTGCGTTTGTATTGATACGCATTTCTAAATCTAATTTATCCTCTTGTTCACATCTATCTAGAAACCTTTGAAAGTCTAACATTGCAGTTGGTTCGCCTCCTGCAATATAAACAACTTGTGCATCTTCTAAATCTATATAATCCCAATTGGTTGTTGGATAATCTTTAAGATCATTCTGTTCACGTTGTATGAGAACGCTATATTTTGGAAAACACATTCTACACATCAAATTACATGTATTGTTGGGGTAAACATCATACATAATAGGTTTATTAAATTTTAAATCTTCTATAGTATTCAGATCTAATTTACGAGCCCAGTCAATGGTTTGGCTTTGTCTAGCACTAATACCAAGAGAGTCTTCCACTTCATAACATATCTTACAATGATCTATTTTTGTTCCTTGCAACATGTTATTTCTTATGTCTTGCAGAGAGTTATTCCAATCAAAGTCCTCAGTTTTTGCCACTGTTTCTCTGCTTCTGCAACACAATGTTGTATTTTCGTGGTCTAAACTAGTACTAATAAATGGAAAAATACAGAAACTCTTATTGTCCTCAACTAATTGTTGCCAGTAAGTATTAGAAGTAGCAACTAATTCTTGCGTGTCATGATATTCTTTAGTTGTTGAAAAAGATTCTTTTGGTTGGTCTAATAGAAGAATATCACAATCTAGTTTTGATATCTCTGCAGGTGTTATGTCTACAACAGTTGAATGATAAAAACCATCTTCTACTATATCACTGGCACAAGTTATCAATCCGTGGTTAACTGTACTATTTTGTGTCGCAAACTCAGTGACTAAACGATCAGTATCGCTAGTAGTATTTCCAATATATAAACGTTTCATTGAATACCTTATAAGTTGGCACTTCTGTTTCTAGGCAGTACCCGCCCACGCATACCTATATCTAGGCTGCTAGTGCCATCTCTGGCTGATAATTGTCATTTGCAATTATAGTTTTTCTTGCGATAACCGTGCTTGCGCCGGATAACTCCACTTGCCTATTAACTGTCAGTCGATCCTATTTCGCCCCCATAAGCATACACCTTAATGTATATTGGTGGAGGCGCGGGGTACCGCCCCCCGGTCCTGCCCAGCGTTGAACTTGCTTCAACGTTACATATTATTTATAGCATTGTTTTAGATGTTTGTCAACTATTTTGTGCAAGATTCCTGACCAGCACATTCTTTTGGATAACACTGGGTCTTCATCATGTAGTATTCATTTTCATATGTGGCAGCCCATTTGTCATCTTGAATTATATATTGACATTGCTTTTCAGTCATTGGTTCTTGAAGTACAATTTGATTACCAATGTACTCCCATTCAGTACCTGTATTACCCCACATTGAGATTACAAGTAAAAATACCTTATCCATAATAGCCTCTTTTAGTTACGGCCCATATGCTTAGGGCCAGTGTCTCGAACCATCCAACTCATAAATTTGTATATTCTTTTACGCAGCCTTACTAACATTTTGAAGTTGTCCCTGTAGTGGATTAGCAGGGTTTACTCCTAGGAAGTTGCCCCACTCTGCATAGTAGTGACGCATACCAACTTCATCGTGTATTGTTGAGTTCTCATGTCTGCCGTGCAGTATATTCCTTGATTCTGTACCTTCACGCATTGTGGTACCTTGACCTGCAACACCAATAAGGTCTTCGTGCAAGTTTCTGCCGAAAGGTCCCCATATACTATTGTGATGCTTTATGCGTGTTTGTCTTTCCTCTGGTGTATCTTTTCTAAGTCCGTAACCACGAAACTCGATTAAAACTTTGTTTGGTCCAAGTGGTGTTACTGAGTCACTACGATATGCACTCCCGCGGAGGTTAAAATTAAATCCTGGGAAGAGATCAACCATGTACCATTGATTAGCAGGCAAGCCTGGAAATGACAATTCTCCACGGTCTTCAAATCCATCATACTCTTCATAGTTTACAGTAAAACTACTAACATTAACATGCCCATTATCAAAAGGTATATTTTTTCTTGCGAAATATTCATCATTAAATCCTGATACCCTGTTAAAGTAATGCATGAAGTCATGATAAAATTCACTGTTAGTGTCGTGCCATAACTTGTAATTTGTGTCTATCACTGCTTTGTGATAATGGAATACTTCCATTTCTTCTGTGTCAATTGCTTCTGCAATACAATCAAATGCACCTGCTGTCCACTGATCTACACTGCAATCTGGATCTTCATTTAGTGTAACCCAAACCATACCACCATGGTAAACTTCACAGTGTAGTTCTTTACCAGCGGCTTCGTTGCTGCTCATGTTACCTCTTACACTAGTGATGTTTTCTCCGAGGTATGCTTTTACGCCTGAACCTGTGTTCCAGGCAACTACACGTTGTCCTGCAATTTGAGTTGTGCGGAAGTCGCCTTGATTATACATTTCGCTGATGTGGCACATTGGTACCCATACTTTACTAAAAATGTGTTCTTGTTCTTGTTCGTATAGATAAAAACTATTGTAGCAATCACTGCTAATGTGTTCTACTTTAGGTTTTGCTTTCCAGTTTGTATGATTACGCGGTGCCATGTATATCTCCTGTGTACGGGTTTATAAATACTATTTATTAGTATACAGGATTTTACAAATAAATGTCAATAAAACAAAGATGGAATAAATTTAAAGCGTGGTTAACTATAGACCACATTATAGATTTACTAGTTGATCTAGTAATGCTATGGGATGTACTGACAAGTCCTGTGCTAATTTTTATGAGAATATTTAGAAACTTCTTTGGTGAGTGGATAAAAGAACATGTAAAGAATGTACTTAAATGGTTTGCACATTTTTACTTTGAACGTTGCAATAAACTAATGCGCTGGATACTTGCGATAGTATTCCTAGTTGTTTTTCCTGTGTGTTTGATAATCGGCTTAGGTGTTATGGAAGGATTTAATGAAGTAATGCAAGAGACGTTTCCTGGCAGTGTAGACTAAAAGTCTACATCCCTGCCATTGATGCTATAAGTGCTGCCATTAAAACCT